GGGAGCGGCTGAAGCGGTTCACCGAGCAGCTTTGGTCCCAGCTGCCGGTTGAGGTGGTGTATGCCGACGACGGGCAGGACGACGGCCCGTTCAGTGTTGCGGCGGCGTTGAACCGGGCTCGGGCCCGGGCGTCCCACGATCGGCTGCTGGTGCACGGCTGCGACCACATCCCACCCACCCCCGACAGGCTGTGGTGGATTCACGAGATGCTGGATCGGGTGCCGTGGACCGCCGTCTACGAAACCACCCGCGAGCTCACTGAGGACCACACCCGTGAGGTGTTGGACGGGGCGCCGATCGACGAAACCAAGTCCCGTGTCGTCCCCGCCTGCCAGGGCATCATCGCCATGCACGCCGACGTGTGGGATGCGGTCGGCGGAATGGACGAGCGGTTCGGGGCGAAGTGGGGGTATGAGGACACCGCCCAGCGCATCGCCCTGCACGCCCTGTATCCGCACGGGAATCCGCGCGGGTTCGGGCATGTGGTGACGCTGTGGCATCCGCCCCGCTGGGAGGCGGAGGGCACCGGGATGGACGCCAACCGGGACCTGGCCGCCGAATACGTGCAGGCGGCGCAAGAAGGACGGATGGCCGAGTACCTGGCTGCGCGAAGGGGGTGACGGGGTGGCGTTCCACGAGTTCGGATCGACCGTCACGCTCACTCTCGACGCTGACGAGCAGGCCACCGTGGCGATCCTCGTCACCGCCCCCAACGGCACCACCTCCACCCCCGCCCCGGCGTTCGCTGACGGGGTGTGGTCGGTGCAGGTGTTGGCGGACCAGTACGACCAGTGGCTGTACACGTGGACGGTTGACGGGGCTGCGGTCGACCAGGGCAGCTTCGTCGTCGGCGGGCCGTGGTATGCCACCGTCGCCGAGCTGCGCAAGACGATCAACCGGCGGCCGAACGACACCAGCGCCGACGAACTACTCGCCCTCGCGTTGACAGAGGCGAGCCGCAGTGTTGAGCAGTGGTGTGACGGGCGCAAGTTTTGGCTCGACGACACCCCATCCGTGAAGGTGTACCGGCCGTCGGAGGTCGGGTTCGCCGGGCCCGGGGTGGTGTGGGCGACCGAGCACGGCTGGCGGCTGTGGGTGCACGACATCGGCGCGGCCGGGTACACGGTTGAGACGTCCAGCGACGGCACAACCTGGACCACCCTCACGGAGGGTGTGGACTTCGAGACCTACCCGGACAACGCGCTGTCCCTGGGCCGGGCGATCGAAGCGCTCGTCTCCACCTCCGGGTGGCCGGCGCGGGTTCGGGTGACCGCCCGGTGGGGTTGGCCGGCGGTTCCCGCCGCCGTGTCGGGCGCGACCCGCATCCAAGCCCGCCGGCTCTACAGCCGCAAGGACTCACCGGAGGGCATCGCCGGGTCGTCCGAGTGGGGGCTGATTCGGGTGCCGAACTTGGACCCGGATGTGCGGGCGCTGCTGCGCGAGTTCCACACCGAAGCGATGATCGCGTAGGTAGATATGGATATCGAACTGATCCACCGGCGGATGGCTGAGGCGGTCAACGGGGCCCAGCTGAAGGGCAACAACCTGCAGGTCACCGCCACCCCGTACATCCCCAGACACTTCGAACCGCCCCACTTCTACATGTTCAACTGGCGGATCCGGTACGACCGCACGTTCAGCCCGAACCGCCAGAACATGCACGAGTTCACCACCACCTGGCATCTGGCGTTGGCGTTCGCCGACGACGAGGCGGCCGAGCAGGAAGCCAGCGCCCTGTCCGGGTCGGGTGAGCAGACCATCCGGGACGTCATCTTGGACGCCCGCGGCGCACCCGGTGAGTATGCACTGGGTGGGGCGGCGGACGACATCCGCCCCGTCACCGCATCAGGACCCAACGAAATCAACGTCGGCGACGTGCATCTGCTGGTCGTCGAATTCGTGTTCGACGTCATCGGCCACTAGGAGGCTTGTCGTGAAAGAGGTGTGGCTGAACGCGGCCTACTTCGTCGGCGCGGTCGACCTGACCAGCCAGACGAGCCGGATCGAGGCCGAATTCTCCGTGGCCGAGATCGAGTGCACCACCTTCGGCTCCGGCGGCGCCGAGGAGCTGGTGGGCGGCCTCGAGAGTGCGAACATCACCGCCTCCGGGTATGTGGACTACGGCGGCCAGTACGACGTCAACCGGGAGATGTACGCCAACCGGCGGGTGCTGCTGCCCCACACCATCGGCCCCTCCAATGCCGGCGCCGCCGTCGGGGTGGTGGCGTATGTGGTGAAGCCGCTCACCACCTCGGTGAAGGTGCTGGGCCCGGTGGGTCAGGTGCTGCCGTGGGAGGTGCAGGCCCGCGGCTCGTCCCGCGCCGGAGCCGGCGCGTTCCTCGTCTCCCCGAGTTCTGCGCTGTCCACCAGCGGCGACGGCACCCCGGTGGAGATCGGCGCCATCGGCGCCGGTCGGGCCGCGCTGGCCACGCTGCACGTGCTCGAGGTCACCGGCTCCGCCACCCTCGACGTGGTGATCGAGTCGGACGCCACCGGCGACTTCAACGGCTCCGAAACCCAGCAGATCACCTTCCCCCAGATGTCCGGTGTCGGCTCCCAGTTCAAGTCGATCGCGGGGCCGATCACCGACACCTACTGGCGTGCCACGTGGACGATCGGCGGTACTGGCACGGTCACCGCCGTCGTCGCGCTCGGCATCTCACTGTTCGCCGTCTGACCTAGCTCTCTCCCGTCCAGAGCACCACACCCGTTGGAACCCCGCCCGGTCGCGTCCGCGCCCGGGCTTTCGTGTATTGCCCGGGAGGGAACACATGCCGAAGCAGGTACTGCTCGACGCTGTCGTCGAGATCGCAGGCCAGGACCTGACCAACTACGTCAGCCAGGTGGAGCTCGAGTACAGCTACGCCGAGGTGGACGCCACCACCTACGGGTCTGGTGGCGCCGAGGAGCTGATCGGTGGGCTCGAATCCGGGTCGGTGACGTTCACGTTCCGCAACGACTACGCGCCCGGGGCTCTCGACGAGATTATGCGCGGTCTCGTGTCCCGCACCCCGCAGACGTTCGCCATCCGCCCGAACGCGGGGAACGTGTCGACCGCGAACCCCCAGTACAGCGGCAAGATCCTGGTCAACTCGTGGCAGCCGATCGCCGGCAACGTCGGTGACATCGCCGGCACCAGCCGCACCTACCGCAAGTCCGGCCGGCTCACGATCTCGACCAGCACCTGATCATGAACGTCGACATCGAGCCGGACGAGGACACGTTCCGGCGGCTCAAGCGGGCGTTGATGAACGCGGCCGATGGGCGGGAACTCTTCCGCGACTTGGAGAGGTCGTGGCGGGCGGCGGCGAGCGTCGCAGCAAACGATGCTCGCCGCTCCGCCCGAATGATCTCCGCCCCGCGCAGCCGGCATGAAGTGAGCCTGCGCAGAGCGATCGCCTCCGGTGTGCGGGTGCACGTGTCCACCGGCATCCAGCGGCGCGGCATCCGGTCCAAGGTGACCGGTGACGCGTCGGTGGCGATCGCCTGGCACCGGTCGTCGATGAAGAAGGCGGCACGAGGCAAGCACAAGCGCTACCCGCAGTCGATCCTGTGGCGGGCCGGTTGGCTGCTGAACAAGGGCAAGCGCTGGTCGCATCCGGTGTTCGGCCTGCAACCGGAGGTGGTGACCGGGGTGCCGCAGGCGAAGGGCTGGTTCGACGACTCCATCGAACCCCACATACCCGGAATGGTGCTGGCGATCCGCCAGTCCTACGAGGAACTCGTGGACCGCATCGAGACGCGGTCCCGTGGCAGGTAGAGAAAGGTGATCCCGTCCAATGGAACTCGTCTACAGGGTCAGCGACACCGAGGAGAAGGTTTTCGAACTGGACATCGAAGACCTCGACCTTGAGGAGTTGGGGCTGATCGAAACCTACTCCGGCAAGACCTACGAGCAGATCATGGAGTCGCTGGGCAAGGGTCGCGGGGTGTTCTCGATCCTGCGGCCGTTCCTGTTCGTCTACCTGCGCCGCGAGAACCCCGACATCGCGTACAGGGATGTGAGGCCGAAGCTGCGGCAGCTGCGGATGCGCCCCAGCCTGGACGAGCTGGAAGCCTTGTATGAGCGGGTGAACAGCGACAAGGACTACCCGAACCGGGAGCAGCTGCTGGCGGAGCTGCGGGACGACATCGCTGAGGCGCGGGCGCGTGGGGCGTCGGGAAAAGACGACGCTACCCAGACCCGAGAGAGTTCGTCGACGGCTCCGTCTCGGCGACGTGGGAGCGGTACCGTGACCGCCTCCACCTGATCGGCCATGTGCCCTACTGGCATCAGCCCCGGCTGAAGTTCCGCGACTTCTTCCATCTCCGAGTCCACATCGATGAGACGTTGAGGCGGGCGGGCAGCTCCGGGGGGTGAGCCGGTGGCTGATCTCGTCGTTCGGGCAACGCTTCGCGATGAGGTGTTGCCGAAGCTGGCGAAGATGGCCGCCGGTATCGCGGCGCTTGAGCGGCAGATGTCCGCGTCGCAGGAGCGGATGGCGCACAGCGCCCGCCGCTCAGGGTCGGCCACCGCCACCGAGGTTTTCCGGATCGACAACGCGATGCGGGCCAGCGCCCGGCGTATCGCCGCCCGGGCGTTGCTGATCGGTGGCGCCTTAGCGTCGGTGGCCGGGCATGCGGTGGCGTTGACGGGCGCCATCAGCCGACTGGTTGGTGTGCTCGGCACGCTGCCGACGTTGATGACCGCCGGTGCGGCGGGTGTGGCGTCGCTGATCCTCGGCTTCGTCGGGCTGGGTGCGGCGATGAAACGCACCGGCGGCGGGGCCGGCACATCAGCGAACCAGGTGGTGTCGGCGCAGCGGCGCATGGAGCTCGCCGCCCGGTCGCTGCGCGACGCACAGGAGGATCTGAACGACGCGTGGGAACGCGCCCGCGACCGGCTGCGCGACATCCAAACCGAGTACGAGGGCGCGAAGCTGGATGTTGAGCGCACCGCCCTCGCCATACGTGAGGCCGAGTTGCGGCTACGGGAGGCCCGCTCCTCCGGCGACCGCATGGAGCGGCTGCGCGCCGATCTGGAATTGCGTGAGGCCCGGCTCGCCCACATCGAAGCTCTGAACCGGCTCGAGGATGTCGAGCAGGAATACCAGGAGCGGATGGCGAAGGGCGTCGAAGGATCCGACGAGGTCCGGGAGGCCACCGAACGTCACGCCGACGCCCTGTATGAGCTGCAGGAAGCCCAGCAGGCGCTGAACGAGGCCCTGCAGGGTGGCGCCGGTGGGGGCGGAGGGGACGACGCCTATTCGAGGCTGTCCAAGAATGCCCGCAAGCTTGTCGACACGCTGCGCGCGTTGGGGCCGGCGTGGCGGGAGGTTCAGCAGGCGGTTCAGGACCGGCTGTGGGCCGGTGTCGCCGAGGCGGTGCAGCACCTGTCGGACCTGTATCTGCCGGTGATGCGCCGCCAGCTGCCGGAGATTGCGCAGGGCTGGAACAACATGTTCCTGTCGATCGCCGGGGTCGCCTCCCGTGCTGATCGGGTGCGGGACATCGACGAGTCGCTCGGCCTGATGGCTGTGATGTGGCAGCGGGTCGGCACCGCGTTCGGCAAGTTCTTCGACGGCTTCCTGGACTGGGTGCGGGTCGGCGCCGACTTCATGCCCCGGCTGGGTGCGTGGGTGGACTCGCATGCGGAGAAGTGGCGCCGCTGGTCGGCTGAGGTGCGCGCCACCGGCCGGGCCCACCAGTGGATCGAAGACGCGCTGCGCACCGGCCACCTGCTCAACGAGCTGTTCAAGTCGTGGGGCAGGTCGCTGCGGGAGATCATCCGGTTGGGTGCGGACGACACCCTGCTTGGCCGGCTGGTTGAGGGGTCCCGCGCGTTCGAACGCTGGCTTGCCACCGCCGAAGGGCAGCAGCGGATCACCGAGATGTGGGATCGGGCCCGCCAAGTCGGCTCCGCGCTGTGGGAGGTTGTGAAGCAGGTCGTCGACATCATCTCCCAGTTGGATTTGGGTGCGGCGGTGCCGCTGCTGCAGGCGTTCGCGAACGCGCTCGGTGTCATGTCCGAGCACATGGGCGTGGTCAACACGCTGCTGAGCCCGATCGTGCTCAGCATGGTGGCGTTGTCGGTGGCCACCAAAGGCGCGCTGGCGGCCCAGAACCTGTACAACGCGGCGTTCGGTCGGTTCATCACCCTCGGCAAGGAAGGTGCGGGCAGCTTCTCCAGGCTGGGCATCGCCGCCGGTGCGTTCGGCTCCTACCTGATGTCGGTGGCCATCGCCGGCACCACGGTCGCGAACATCTTCGGTAAGGATCTGAACCCGCGCACCAACGACCTGGCCAAGAGCTTCGAGCGGTTGGCGAAGACCGGCCAGGTGGGCGGTGAGGCGGCCCGGCTGTTCGGCGACGACCTCAACGGCCTGCGCAACGCGATCGTGGAGCTCAACGCCGTCCCCGACTGGCTGCGCAACTGGACCCGGACCATCGACCAGTTCACCGGCATCGGTTCGAAGTTCAACTGGACCGTGTCGAACATGGAGGAACGGGTTCGGGCCGCCGATGACGCGCTGGCGCAGATGGTGCGCACCGGTCGCACCCAGGAGGCGGTGGACGCGTTCCAGGCCCTGATAAACGCGATGGGTCTGCAAGAGTTCCCGCTGGAGAAGCTGAAGAAGCTGTTCCCGGAGTACTTCGCCGCTCTCGACGCGGGCAATGACGTCCAGTGGGATGCGGCCGCGGCCGCGGACGCGTCCGCCAGGGCGTGGCACGAGGCAGCCGGGGCCCTAGACACCTACATGGACAAGATCCAGGAGCAGACGGATCCTGTTTTCCGCTACATCAAAGCCCAGGAGCGGGTTGCCGCCGCCCAGGCCGAGGTGAACCGGCTCGTCAGCGAGGGCAAGCAGGGCACGCCGGAGTATGAGCGGGCCCTGCTGGATCTGACCGAGGCCACCCTGGAGGTTCAGGGGGCCATGGCGGACGCGGCGAGGGTGGACAAGACCATCCTCATCCCGGCCCTTGAAGACCTGGTTGACCAGGGCATCCTCACGAGGGATCAGGTCAACCAGATCACCGGTGCGCTGCGCACGGCCGAGGATCAGGCCAAGCGCATGAACAACATGCGCACCCGCATCTACCTGGATGTGGTGGCCAACACCGTCGAGTTGCAGAAGCTCATGTCCGGCTACTACGCCCAGTACGGGGCGTTCTTGGCGGCCGGGTATCGGGCGAAGGGCGGCCCGGTGAAGGCTGGTGAAGCGTACGTGGTCGGTGAGGAGGGCCCGGAGCTGTTCGTTCCGAACCGCTCCGGGATGATCTTGCCGAACTCGGCCACCCAGCCCGCCACCATGGCTACCCAGAAGGTTGTGGTTGAGGTGGATGTTCGCGGCGGCGACTCCGAGTTGAAGCGCCTGTTCCAGAAGATGATCCGCATCTACGGGGCTCAGGCGTTCGGGCTGCAGCCCGCCTAGTTGCGGCGGCGGAACAGGTAGTAGCCGACTGTCCGGCCCGACACAGCGATCTGCTGCCCGGACGACATGAACTTGTCCCGCGACTCTTGGGAGCTGGGCACGAACACCACCGTGCCGTTGACCAGCTCCCACCCCTCGGAGCAGATCCCGTTCAGCACCGCGTTGACGTCGATGTCGTGGTGGCTGACCGAATCGCCCATCATCGGCACGATCTCGCCCCGATGGGTGGCAAGGTCGATTGTCGCCTGGAATATGACGTCACCGCGCTCGTACGCCAACCTGGCTTGGCCTTGGGGGGTTTTCAGCCAGCGCTCGTAGTGGCGCTGCTGCTTCTCCGCCGCCTTCTCCTCGGCGGTTTTGCTCGAGAACAGTCCCATGCTCGGCGAGTGTGCCGGCCGGGCGTCAAGGTCAGATCAGCCGTTCGGCCGGTTCTACCCCGCTATCCAAGCCGGCCAGGCGCAGGGCTGTCTCCATGTCCTGCACCGCACAGCCGACGGTGAGCTCGGTCATCCAGTTCACGCCGCCGGTGGGGGATTGGGCGATTCGCTTCCGCAGAAGCGCAACAAGATCCCGTTTCTGGTTTCGGAAACGCATAAGCCGAGTGTTGTTGCCACCTTGCAAGAGCGCAAGAGGGGCGGTGACGGATGGCCTACCCGGAGGATCCGCTTCCTGTCGTCATCGAGTTCTGGGACGGCTCCCAGTGGGTGGACATCACCGGGTACACGTTCGCTCGCCGCGGCGGCGGGATCGAGATCGAACGTGGCTTCCCGGACGAGGGCAGGGAGCCGGAGCCGTCCCGGGCGACGCTGACCCTCGACAACCGGGACGGGCGGTTCTCGCCGCGTAACCCGGGCGGGCCCTACTACGGGAAGATCGGCCGCAACACCCCGGTGCGGGTGCGGATCGTGGGCGACATTTCGGGCGACGGGTATCTGCACATCGAAGACGAGAACCACCTCGGCCCTCTCTCGAGCGTCCGTAATCTCTCTGTTGGAAGCATCAATGTAACTGAAGACCTGGATGTCCGGGTGGATGTGCTGTCCTTCGGCTGGAAAACTGGGTCGTCCCTGGCGGCGATGTACCCGTCGTTCGACGGCGATAAGTCCTGGGCGCTTCTTGTGACGACCGACGGTTTGCTGCGGCTGATCTGGACAACGGACGGCACAGACAGCGGGAGCGTCATCGCCGAATCGACCGTGGCTGCGCCACTCGTTGACGGGCAACGGAAGGCCGTACGGGCCACACTCGATGTGGACAACGGCTCATCCGGCTGGACAGTAACGTTCTACACGGCCGACACCATCGACGGACCCTGGACTCAGCTCGGGTCTCCTGTGACCGGTTCCGGCGTCACGTCGATCTTCCCGGCAAACTGGTTCATCGAGATCGGGCACGATACGACCTTCTTTGGGTCCTACCCGGAGATGCGGATCTACGCCGTCCAGGTGCTGGATGGTATCGACGGCGACCCGCTCGCCGACCTGGACTTTAGAGGCCAGACGCAAGATCCAGCCAGAGAGAACTTTCAGGACGATGCCGGCACTTGGTGGGAGATCGCGAGCGGGCCCGCGCAACGCATGTGGCTCGTCCAGCCCGGCATCCGCATGGTCGGCGAGGTCAGTGAGTGGCCGACCCGGTGGGACGTGTCGGGTCAAAACGTCGAGACGGCAATCACGGCTCAGGGCGTTCTGCGGCGGTGGAGGCAAGGCGGGTCACTGGCCCGGACACCGATGCGGTCCGTGATGCAGGCGTATGACCCGACCTACGGTCTGATGGCCTACTGGCCCATGGAGGAGGGGAGCCAAGCGACATCGTTCGCGTCCGGCCTACGTGAGGGCGGGTCACCGCTGAAGTACCGCGGTGAACGGCCGGACTCTGGTGAAAACGGCATCGGCCCCCTGCTGGGCTCTGATCGAATCCCTGTGCTGAACGCCAAAACCACTCTCCGCGGCGCCATAAGAAATACCCCATTCTGGCCCGTAACCGACTTCTCGCTTGGCTGCGTCATGGACGTCCCCCCGACGACGGGCTGGGCTGACAACACGCCAATCATCTGGGTTGAGCAGCCCGGTTCGGTCGCCGTTTGGGAGATTCGCTACAAGTCCGGGTCGGGGGGCGACCTCCAAGTGCGTGCGCTGGACGCGTCCGGCGCCGAACTAGCCGCCAGCTCAACGCTTGACTTCAACATCGACGGCGAGCGCTTTTGGCTGTACTTCGAAGTCGTTCAAAGCGGCAGCAACATCGCTTGGGCGGTCGAAACTTGGATGGTTGACGACGACGGCGTGTCGGCGTCCATCAGGACGCGCCGAAGCGGCACCTTCTCCAACCTCACGCTCAACCCTCCAACCGGCGTTGTGGTGGCGCCGTATGGTGGGCTGAACGAGCTTGCCATAGGCCACATTGCCGTTCTCGGCCAGGATTTCCTAGGCCAGCTCGGCGGTCACCCCGGCGACGTTGGGCAGGCCATGATCTCCTTCGCCGGCGAGACGGCTGCCGTGAGGGCCCACCGCCTCGCGACCGAAGCCGGTGTCAACCTCCGGATTCGCGGCACGGCTCTCGACGTGTTGTTAAAGGGCGACACCAAGACGGTCGCCATGGGTCCACAAGCCATCCCCTCCACGGTCGCCGACGCCTTCAACGAAACCTGGGCAGCCGACCAAGCTCTCGTGTTCGAGACCCGTAACCGGCTGGGACTCACCTTCCGCATCCGCCAGTCGCTGTACAGCCAGCCGGTCGCGGTCACCTTGGACTACACGGCCGGTGGCGAGGTCGCCCCGGATCTGGAGCCGATCGATGACGATCAGCGGGTCCGCAACGACATCGAAGTCCGGCGAAAGAACGGCTCCTCATTTCGGGCCGTGGACTCCACCACCCGCATGGGTGTCCAAGACCCACCCAATGGTGTTGGCAGGTACGAGGAGCAGGTCGAGGTCAACCTCTACTCTGACGACCAGCTGGAGCAGCATGCCTACTGGCGGTTGCATTTGGGCACGTGGGATGAGGCCCGATTCCCGCGGGTAACTATCAACATGGCCGCGCTGGCTGCGGCCGGCAAAACCGATCTGATCGCCAACATCTGCGCCCTCGACGTCGGCGACCGTATCCAGATCGTCAACCTGCCGATCTGGGCCGGCACGATCGACGGTGTCGCGGATCTGCTGGTGTTGGGCTACAGCGAGCAGATCGGCCACCCCACCGAGTGGACGATCACGCTCAACTGTGTGCCGGCCGGTCCGTACAACATCGCCAGGTACGCAGCCAGCACCGCCACTGTTGCGGACAACCCGTCCCGGTATCAGATCACCGGCTGCACCACCCGCGCCGCCTTCGACACCACCACCGACTCGG